TAATCAAACCTTATATTTGGTAATCAAAAACACCGCAACAATTCCCAAGAAAATTCCCAGCATTTGTTGAGGATTGTATTTTTCCTCGAAAATAAAAATTCCCGTCAATATCAACAATACGGCCGAAATAATTTTGATCAGAAACGAATTGATAAGAGGTGTATTATAATATTTGTCCATATTGAGAATAAAAATAGATGATATTACGGTAATACTACTAATTAAAAACGCAAATAATATTTCTAAATAGGATAGAGATCTATATTTTGTCATTATATTATCAAGTGTATGGTTATTGCGAAACAGATGATATATCATATATACGGAACATAAGAATGCTATTATCATTGTATTCAAAAATAAATATTCATGGGGATCTAATGACAAAAGTACCTTTTTACGAATATAAGGAACAAATGTTTTTATGGTTCCAATCAAAAATGCAAAATGTAACATCCCAATACTATACTATATGGTAGGACTTTATTTTATGCGGATAATGATTTCATAAAGTCATTACTAAAATGTTGGCAATTGTGTGTGTAAAGATTCATATAACCAGGATCTTTCCATATTATATTGTTTTTTTTTATTTTATCTACCGGTCCATATTTGGTGGGAGGGTCGATTCGAACACTCGATTTGGACCAATATTCTTGGATTTTTTCATTGTCATCGTCAATAGATACCTCACCATAAATATATTTTACACGAATATTCGCAGGGACGTTCATGCCAAACAATAATTGCAATAACGTTTTCCAATTGTTTTGTTTTTCAGGCGTAAAATCGATAGCATATAATCCGGGTTTTTTAGAATGGGTATCTTGGACAATAACAATATGATGTTGTTTTACATATTTAGTAAAATGAAAAATAGGCGTGTGAATAACGCGCGTTTGATATATGGGCGAAGAATTTCCAAAATATAAAATGGCAAAATAAAACAAAAAAAAGATAGACAGCATGATATTATTTGGTATATATAAATATAATATTATATATGAACTATGAAATATATATTTTTATATATTTTTATATATTGCAATGCCGATGCAATATTGAATAAATTATACTTATCCAATTATACAAATGATACGATTTCCGATGGATTCCAATCGATACAATCTAATTCTAACTTCTACTATGCATCCTCAAATATTCATATTTTTACATTATTAGTATATTCTCTCTACATTGTCAAAGAGGTTTTCCATTATTCATGTGTCAATATTTACTCCATCGTATTAGCGCTAATTTATATCAAATATTCATTGAATATACTGTTAGATGATACAATCTCATTAAACCAATATGAATTTAGCCGAAACATTATGTGGTTATTTGCTACACCATTAATGCTTAACATATATTCAGATGTTAATGGTGTGAAAATAAAATCAATACATATAGAATATCATCTAATTCCAACAATAATCAATATATTTATTTATCCTCACAAAAATACGAATATTTATTATTATTTTACAGGAATTTCTTGGGTATCCTTATTTTTATTTATAAAGAATCTCTATAAAAAGCAAAATTTGTTATTTACTAATATTTTCTTATTCATATGGGCTATATTTATGTGCATAAATCTTCTTGATACATTTCAATTGGCGGATCGATATAAAATTAATTTATATTACTGTTTTGCTGATATGATAAGTAAAATGATGACAGGCATTATAATAAACGATTACAATAAGCGCGAATTATGTCAAATGAACAATATGGATTTACAATCTGTTCAATTTGTTAGTTATATGATTACCCAAATCAATAAATTCAAAACTGATAATATGAATATAACAAAACAATGTAATCAATTTATTGAATTTTCACGAAAATGTTTCTTAGATAAAATTCCTGAAAACAAAGTATCATTAGAGCAAGAATTGCTGAAAAAAATATTACCATTTGATTTTGATAAAGAATATATTTCTGCCGCAACGGCAACCGAAACCGCATCTTCAAACGTCACAAGCTCTGATGTAGCGGCAACTGCAAAACAAATTAATATGATTTGTGTTCTTTTCACAGATATAGTAAATTATACAGAATTATCAAAAAAATACGACGATAGAGTTATATTTCAACTGCTATATACGATTTATACAAAATTTGATAATATCATAAAAAAATATCCTCATTTACAAAAAATAGAGACAATCGGAGATGCCTACATGGTAACCGGTGATATTTATCGAAATACACATAATCATAAAACAGTGATAAAGGAAATGATTTTATTTGCATTCGAAATTTTAAAAGAAGTGAAAACAATAAAAACACCTGATAATAAAACCCTGTCCCTGCGTATTGGAATAAATATGGGAACGGTTAGTATAGGAATACTCGGTAATGAAATACCAAGATTGTGTATTGTAGGAAATACAGTAAATTTAGCATCTCGACTCCAATCAACTGCGGATATAGATACAATACAATTTAGTCACCATATTTATGAAAATTTAGAAGATATTGATTTTGACATGAAATTTGACATTGCTGTAAAGGAAAATGTTTTTTTGAAAAACTTGGGGTCGGTAACTACATATAATATTCGTCCCTAGATATATAAATATCTAAATATAGCAATTCACAATTGAATACAATGCACCTCCTGTCGAATTTATCATTTTTTCAATATGTGGCAAGGCTCGATGAATCAATCGTTTTCGAATAACGCGATTCCTCACTTTGAGATCAGTCAGTTGTCGTCTATGAATATTATTCATGAGTATTTTTATTTTATTTCGATCAATTTCTTCGCGCGATAATGATTTTTCTTTTTGTGGAAGCGGTTCCCGAATCACTGATATATCGTTCGATATATCTAGAGGCGACCCACGAAGAAAGCCGCCAGTTACGAAGAGTGCGTTCTGTGACTTTATTAAATCTGCCGCATTATCCGAAGTTCCACGTAAATGAAATGTCTCCATCTCAACGCAAGAAGCGATGATACATATTACGAAAATTACCCAAAATATAATGAGCGACATTATATTTTGACTTGTTGTATTTAAAATATTGGTTTTTGATTGATTCAATTTAATGTATCAATAAAAAATGTTTCAATTTTATGGTTTTTTATTTTTTATGGTATTTTTCGTATAAAATGATTGGCAAAACTCGGCGGCATTTTTATCTTTTATTGGTATAATATTTTTGTGCAAAACTCAATGGCATATTTTTTATTTTTATAGTATTTTGTATTAATTTACGCAGAAACCTTCTTCTTGACAACCTTCTTCACTGCGGTTGCGGGAGCGGGTGTTGGTGCTTCCTCGACTGCCACTGGAGCAGCCTTCTTGACAACCTTCTTCACTGCTGCTGGCGCGGGAGCAGGTGAAGCTTGAACTGGTTCGGGTTCTGGCTCTTCCTCGGGCTCCTTCTCATCATCACTATCTGGAACAGTTGTTTCGGTTGCTTGCACTGGAAAGGGAATTTTACTCTGAACCTTGCTAGAAACTGGTTCAACAACTTCCTCTTCATCGGCCTCCGAAACGTCGGGAATCTGCTGTGTCTCAATCGCACCAAGATCCTCGGCAGAGAGTTGAATATGGCACTTGCCATAAACACTGACGATCTCGCGAGGCTTGACGACACATTGAATGAGCTTCCATGTCAGACCCCATCCCTTACCACCAATCCAAATGCCACCGCATTGCAAAACACATGCAACCTGGCTGAGCTTCTGGACGAAATCCATGGGTGTGAGATTCTCATTTTCGCAAGGGAAGATCTTGTTCATCTGAGTATCGTAGATCTCTACTGCCCAACGACCATCATAATAAGGGACCTTGGCGCGAATCGAAGGTGGCTTGGTGGGATCAATCTTCTTTGTGTCCTTGTTCTTCGTGTATTTCAAGAATGGGAAGAATGTATGCTTGCAAACCTCGCGAGACATCTCTTCACCCCACCAGAGCTCAGAGTTCTTGACAGCATCGTCAAGAATCTGATTCTCGAAATCCTTGAGCTTTTGAAGAAACTGATCAGTAGCCGGCTTGGCATATTCCTGATTGGGAAAATTGAGGGACATGCTAAACTTTCCATCCGATTCACCATTGTCGCCAATGAAATCGGAAATACCCCACGTCATCATCATAGGCGTGGAAATATGAAGAGACCTCTTTGACTGATCGCTTATCATATTGATCGCTTTTCCACCACGATCATTCACCTTGGGAGGCATATACTTAATCTTGGAAGGGACCCATTCGGCAGAACTGAGAACGATTGGCTTTGACATCTTTTATTAGGAGATTGTTATTGATTATGCAGTGAAAGCTTTAAATCAATTTTATGTAAATGATTTTTGGAAAGAGCGAGAGGAAACTTGTAATTGCTTTGGTTGATTTGGTGTTGTAAAAATGAATACAAAAAGGATGAATCAATTTTATACAAATGAAATAACACGCAAATAGATTACAGCAAAAACAGCATAAAAATTTTTTATAATGTTATTTCAACTACAAGAATAAAAAAGAATCATATTCGATCAATGGAAAACAATTTTGTAAATTTAGACGCTATAAATGAAAGAGACCACACTTCAGATTTAGATGATATTTTACTGGATAAAAAACGGGGTTCATCGCGCGTTACCAAGGCGGTTAAATCAAAAACCAATAAAACAAATGCGGAGACACCCATAATAACATCAACGCAGTATTATGCTGAACCACAAATAATTACAAAATACAAAATCGATGATTTACGTAAATTATTGAAACATTATAAGGGAACCATCCAATTCAAGATTTCACCGAAAGAATATGGATACGAAACTGTTCGTTTTTTGAAAGAACGATTCAAGATAATTTACGATTTTGCCCTTATTGGAACGAAACCAAAATTGACAGAACGTATCGTTTATTTTTTCAAATTGGACATCAGTGCTAGACAAATACAAAAAAATTGGCGTAGATATATGGTTTTATTAATTGGTAAATTACGCGGTCCAGCAGTGAAAGATCGATCTATATGTGTAAATGAAACCGACTTTTACACACTCGAACCATTGGTCGAAATCCATACCCACGATTTTTTTAGTTTCCGTGATAAAAATAATTTTGTCTATGGTTTTGAAACAGATTCGCTTTTGAATTGTATTAAGCATCAAAAGCGTTTTGTAAAAAACCCATATACGCGCGATTCAATGCAGGATATAGTACCTAATATTTTAAAATTGGTGCGAATGCAAATGATTATCCAAATGAATCAAGAAATGGCGAATTATGCAAAACAGCCTTCTTCATGCACAAATGTATCGAATCCCGTTCAGAATCCATTGGGTGATCAACAAAACAATATTACGGAAGGAGGAGGAGGATCTGCGCAAATAATTTCACAATTATCGAGTACTATCCTACCATCATTACGTGCAATGGAGCATCCGTCACACTACAACTCCGCGGAAATGGTATTGAATATTCGAGGATTACGTTGCAAATCTTTTCAGGAACGTGTAGAACATATTTTTATGGAAATTCATCACTTGGGACATTATGTGGATAGTCGATGGTTTTTGAATTTAGAACGCAGAGATTTTATACGTTTTTTTCGCTGTTTGTATGATATTTGGCACTATCGAGCAGGCATTTCATTGGATATAAAAATTAAAATATGTCCTTTATGGGATCCATTTGTTATGATCAATCCAGATCGTATCAATTATATCGATATATCATTGCTGGACATACAATTATTGTCTGTGTCTGTAATGGAATATATGATTTTTACAGGTATTGACGACGAATATAGAATGCTGGGAACGTTCCATGTTTTAACAGCGATGACAATTGTTTCGCCTGAAGCGAGAGCGAATATGCTTTGGCTTTATGAGTCAATATTATATTGAGTGTATATTAGAAAAATCACATATAATTCAAATAAATGTGATTTTTTGCTTGATTTGAATTATATCCGTTTTTTGTATCCGCAACGAATACAAGATTCCATTGTACCTACAATACCTAATAATTATATCCAGGTTGTAGATTACGCATAAAAGATCGACCTCAAATAAATCATAAATTGTTGATACCATGTCAAAGTGGCTGGTTCAATATAGACTACTGGGACGGTATAATATCTATCCCACCACCATCCATTGTTGTCTTGACCATATCCACCATACCCATATCCATAATGTTTAAATATTCCACCGCCGTGTCTTCCGCCACTACCATGACCTCCACCGCCGTGTCTTCCACCATGACCATGACCTCCACCGCCGTGTCTTCCACCATGACCATGACCTCCACCACCATGACCATGACCATGACCATGACCTCCACCACCATGACCTCCATATCCTTCAATCATATAGGACTTATGTTTGTAAAACAGACTAAATGCAAACCCGATCAAAATAGCAATTAATATGTAAAATATAATATCACAAAATGATGTTTTCATTGACTACACCTATACCTACACGTCGAGTATATATTTAGGCGATATTTTATTTTTGATAGTATGCGTAAAATTTTACAAAATTCGACTTATGGTTTCATTTTTTTAGAATCTTTAGGAAAATGGACAGGATATATCAAGCGATCTTAAAATTAAATATATTAATGCGTTAAACCACTTAAATAAAGCCCTCTATAGAGTGTATATCAGATCAAAATGGTTCGCACTTCCACTCCCGCTAAGAAGACTTCCACTCCTACCGTCGCCGCAACTCCTGCTCCTACCCCAGTGGTGGAGGCT